CCCAAGGCAAAATCGCAGTCTCAGCCGGTGTGCAGCGCTACACTCTTAGCGTCAGGGACATTGAGGTGATTCCCGGGCCAACCGTACTCGGATGTACGTTCGGTCAGCCTACCAGACATCGTCAGCGGATTTCATCCCGCAGACACGATCAGGTCGGTTTAGCGCTCGGACCTACCTCCCGAAGCCAGCATCTATGCTGGGGGGGAGAGTCTTACCGCGCCTCCGATTCAAGACCGTCACTTCGACGGAACTGGATCTGGAGTCCTCAACTTACCTTCGCGACGCGACCAAGCGTCGTCCAGGTGGTCCATAACGGAAGGGTGTGCGCTCAACGCGATCTCTCAAGAGAGTTACGCGTGTGGATACCCATCTGGAACACCCACGTGCCTTGTCCACCTTAGCACGTGGGGGGTCATGACGAACAACGCCGACCAGGCGTGTCCTCGACCAAGCCGCGGATCAAGCGGCAAATCCGTCCTGCGACAAGTAGGCGCGGACTGAAGGCGTGAATGGCCGACCGAACGGAGGTTCGTTGTCGACCCGTGCGGCGCGTGACGTGACGAGTTCAACAACCTCGACACCGTCAGGACCGGTAGAGACTCTCGTCTCCCAGCCCTTTGCGCGCCACACGATACGCATGTTCAAGTCCTGTATCGCCAACAGCTTCTCCGCCGACATCGGCTGGAGGCTGGTTCTTGTCGCCTTCCGAAGTACGCGTTCGTACTCGTCATCGCGGGGATCCTCAACCTGCGACGCTCCAATGCCCAGAAAGGCGTCCAGCGGGAGTAGGGAACCGGGATCGTCACCGCTTTCGCGGTCTGACGTCCACACGGACTTCCACCCCCGGTGCTCGGCGATGCGACGGCACTCGTCGCCATGCCGCTGAACTGCAAGTCGCTCACTCCGATCACTTCGGGGTTTGCACTGAGCAACATCAGCAGCGGAGGCTCGCGTGAACACATACGCGGCCAGCCGACGCACTGGATCTGGGACTCGTTCGACTGTCTTCGACGTGAGGGGAAGCCCCACCCCTCCGAGACAGCTTGGTAGATACCAACAGCGCTTTGTCGTCGTGAGCACGTGCCAATTCCATTGCACGTACCGTTCGACTAGAGAGTCAGGATCACAAAGACCCTCAGCGCCTCGTACGAGTTGCTGGCATGACGCACCAGCGGGCATGACACGCTCATAGCCGCTCTCCTCGCTCACGACCCCGCGAAGGCGATCACTCGCCTGGCGGCCCAACTCCCGCTCGGAACTGTTTGTCAACAGACCAAGGGATAGGTGTGGGATGCGATCAAACTCCGGCACGCAGCCGAAGTAGAGCCATTGGTCACGTGGCCGTCGAAGGTAGAACTCGCTGTTGATGCAGAACACGTCTTGATGGACGTAGTTCTTTCCAACGCTGAGCTCGAAACCGACGGTCGCCACATACCGGCTCCAGTCGCTAAAGTCGCGATCGGATGACGACATGACGTCGTCTCCGTTAATGAGGAGGGGCTGCTGCCGGAAACGGCCTCGCAAGTCCGGGTCAAGATACACCCAATTCACTGCAGCGTTGAGAACGCACAGGATGGGGAAAGAGACCGGGCTGCCCATGAGCTGGCCGTCCTCCTGACGGCCGGCAATTGGACCCGTGCCCACAAGCTTCCTGCTCGGAGAGAAGTGAAGCGAGCCAGAGGAGTCTGACTCGTAAAGTGGGTAGGTGAGGTCGTGACGGGTGAGACAGTCACGGAGCAAGCGACGATGTTCGAACGGAACGCCCATCCTCCTGTTCACGCAGTCAAGCGCGAACTCTGACCAGTCCCGGTAGATGCTATCGGTCGTTTCC